TGTCTGTGGGTTGCCCACAAAGAACCGCGCCTCGCCGTTCTGGAAGCTTTCGATGGCCTCCGACCGTTCCGTGTCCGACGTGTCACCAAAATAACTGACCGTGGACCGTGGGCCATACCTCTTGGTCAGCGCCTTCTCGATACGCTTTATGTCGTAGCGGAACCGCGACCAGATGATGGCTTTACCCTCGACCTCTTCGAGACAGTCCATCAGTTCGTTTAGTCGATGGTCTTTGATCTCTATCGTTTCTCCGCTGTCGGATCGTGTGTGACCGGACAGCACTTGCTGCATCCGTAACAGCTGGGTCATGACGTTGGTCGTGGTCATGAACTCTTCGTCTTCAATGTGCGCCAGCGCATACTCTTTCAGGTCGCGATAGATTCGAGCCTGGTCTTCCGACAGTTGAACGCTACGCCGGGTGTAAATCTTCTTTGGTAGGTCTAAGCAATCATCCTTCATGACGCGGCTGCTGAATGTCTTGAGCAGGCTGGACAGCTCTTCCAAGTTTCGATAGCCGACGATTTGATTGAAGCTGTGTGATCCGACGTTGCGTCGATTCATCACGGCGTATCGATACTGAAACTGAAAGAAGTTGTCACCTGTCTCGCCAAGCAGCCGCTTATCCATAAACCGGCATTGCGACCAGAGATCCATGGGCGATTGCGTGACAGGAAACCCGGTCAGGATTCGACGATACTTCGCCAAGTGCGACATCTGAAGAAGGGCCTTGGTCCGTGAAGCTTTGGGCGATTTGATTGACGTGCTTTCGTCTACCGCTAACAGTGCGTTCGACATCCTCAACACTTCTGTTAGGTACTTCTGTCCCTTCTTCGTGCTGAGTGCCTCCACGTTCATGACCAGTATGCGGAAGCCTTCACTCGGTCGCATGAAGCTGGCTAGATCGACCTTGTCCGCCTTTTTAGGATTCGGGTTCCACGTCGCAGACAACGCGGCCTCGAGACAATCGTCTGGCATGTGGGTGGGTATCTCGGTGCGTGACCAGTTTCGGTACACGCCCTTCGGCGCAATCACGATGAACGTGTCGATCTTGCCGGCCTGATACAGCATCGCCGCCGTATCGATGCACACCTTTGACTTGCCGGTCCCCATCTCCATGAAAAAACCCCAGTTCTCTTTCGACCAGGATTGACGCAAAACATCGTCTTGGTGTTTATAAGGCTTGGTTTTGTACTGATAGTCCATGGTTGGCACTATATATTGCAATTTACCTGTTGCATACCCCTAAATCATGGATTATGGTGTGAAAATCAGAAAGTGAGAGATTGATGGCAACTGTCTACGTAACGCAAGAAAACCCCCGCGTGAATATCGTTTCCGCAAACAAGTGGGGGGACCTTGAACCGCTTACGAATCCCTTCGATCAGATACACGTAAACCCTGGCCGCATCGTGTCGCAGATACGACGCAAGCTACGGAACGTTGGTGATGACGATTGGTTGTTGGCCATGGGTGACCCGGCCATCATCGGGGTAGCTTTTGCCGTTTTTGCGGAACGAAACCACGGTCGTGTCAACATCCTGAAGTGGGATCGTATGGAGAAAACATACTATCCCGTAAAGCTACAGTTGCGCGGCGGTGGCATTGAGAACTTAGCACCTGACGAGGAGATACGGTAATGAGTGATAACGACCTTTGGAAAACGATTGAGGCGGATGCGGAAGCTGACGCTGATGCGTTTAACGATCTGACTACAGAGGGCGCCACCGAGCTGGCGTCGATGATCCGTCACCTCAGTGAGTTGCAGACGCAGCTTGGTGAGGCGGAGGAGCGGTTGAAAGGCCTGAAGCGGCAGATCAACCGTTATACCCACGATCTGATTCCTGCGAAGATGCAAGAGACAGGTCTTGATGAGGCGAAGGTGGGAGGCAACAAGATTAGCCTAGCCACCTATGTGAACGGCACCATGCCGAAAGATCCCTTACAGCGTGACATTGCGTTGTCTCACCTTCGTGAGATCGGCGCGTCTGATTTCATTAAGAATCAGATCAGCGTTGATTTTGCCGTGAGCGAGGACAATCGCGCTCGTGCAATGCAAGCGGATCTGGAATCGCAAGGTTACGACACTGCCGCCAAAACGTGGGTGGAACCCCAGACGCTCAAGAAGCTTATTCGTGAGCGGATGGAATCAGGTCAAGAGATCGACCTAGAACTGTTTAACGCGTCAATTGGAACATATGCCAAGATTAAAGGAGAATCATGATGGCTAAAGCAAACGGAAAACTACCAGCAGAACTCGCCGCCGCGTTTGAAGAGGACGCTTCATACGGCTTTGAGGAAGTCACCTCGTCGGATTTGCAGATACCTTTTCTGCGGATCATTCAGGCGCTGTCCCCGCAGTTAAAGAAAAGCGACCCAGCTTTCATCGCGGGAGCCAGCCAAGGCGACATCTTCAACACGGTGACCAACCATGTGTGGGAAGGCGAAGAAGGCGTGGTCGTTCTGCCGGTGCATTTCCAGATGAAGTTTTTGGAATTTGTACCTCGAACCCAAGGCGGTGGTTTCTTGGGCGAGATTGCAGCGGACTCACCGGACATCCGGGCTGCGGTTCGCGACAAGGATAGCGGCATGGAACTTCTGCCGAGCGGTAACGAGCTTGTTCGCACCGCGCAGCATTACGTCAAGATCGTTCACGAGGACGGCAATCTTGAGAATGCCATCGTTGACATGAAGAAGACGCAGCTGAAAAAGAGCCGCCTTTGGTTGTCTATGATGATGATGCAGAAGCACAACGGCAAGACGATGCCGTCGTTCGCCAACACCTACCGTCTCAAGTCAGTTGAAGATGGTAACGACAAAGGTTCGTGGGGGTCTTGGAGCATTGCAATGGAAGGCACTGTGCCTTCCCTAGAAGCTTACAACGACTGTAAGGAACTGCATTCGTCTATCAGTTCGGGAGAACTGAAGATTGCTCCGCCGCCGCAGGAAGTTGAGGTGATTGCGGATCAATCCGAAGAAGTGCCATTCTAGGTGCGTGGGACCCGCTTAATCGCGGGTCCCTACTTTTTCATGGAAGATTTAGCACAAAGGTTCCTTGACCTGTTTTCCGGGTCGCAAGGAGCCCATGGACAGACAGACGTTTTAGGTCGTCAGCGGAACGGCAAGCAACAGGCGAAGTATGAGATCGTCCGTCAACCGTTGTCCGTGGACCACGTTCAAGATCACTTGGACGGACGACTAGGTGTCGGGTCGATACCAATCGATGAAACGAACAAGTGTCAGTTCGGTGCGCTGGACATTGACGACTACAACCTCAATCTTCCGCTTCTACTGGCCAAGGTCAAAAGGTTCAAGCTGCCCCTGATTCTGTGCCGATCCAAGTCTGGGGGCGCTCATTTGTTTTTATTTATGTCAGAGCGGATTGCAGCGTCCGAGATGCGCGACCGTCTGGCCGAGTTTGCCGCAGCGTTGGGTTGGGGCAACTGCGAGATATTTCCGAAGCAGGAAGAATTGCTGGCGGAGCGCGGCGACGTGGGTAACTTTATCAATCTGCCCTATCAGAACGCGAAGTACACCACCCGATATGCGCTGAAGAAGAACGGCGACTCCATGTCACTGGAGGAGTTTCTGGCGGCAGCGGAGAAGGCGCGGATCACCGCCAAGCAACTGGCGGGTATATCCTTGGGGGGCGACAGCGCAATCCTGCCGGATGGACCGCCTTGCCTACAGCAGCTCACCGAGTTTGGTACGCCGGAGGGCGGTCGCAACATGACGCTCATGAACATTGGCGTTTACTACAAACAGGCCGCTCCAAACGATTGGAAACAACTGCTTGAGAAGCATAACCAGGATTACTGCAATCCGCCGCTGCCAGCGCGTGAAGTGGTCGTTGTGCAAGAGCAGCTGGAGAAGAAGGAGTACTTCTACACGTGCAAGTCGGAGCCCTTGCATAGTCACTGTAACAAGTCTCTTTGTCGGTCGCGGAAGTTTGGGGTGGGGGATGCGAACTCGCACGTCCCTGTCGGTGGCCTGACGGTTGTGGAGTCGGAGCCTCCTGTCTGGTTCGTGGACGTGGACGGTGCCCGGCTGGAGTTGTCTACCAAGCAGCTACAGATGCAAGTGGAGTTTCAGAGGGCTTGCATGGAACAGATGTACAAGATGCCGGCACGGATGAAGGAATCGGATTGGCGAGATCTGGTGGACAGTTTGCTCAGTGACGCGACGAGGATATCGGTGCCGGAGGAACTTACCCAGAAGGGCTTGTTCACGGAGTTGCTGGAGAACTTCTGCACTTCGAGGATTCAGGCACACAGCCCAGAAGAACTGCTGACAGGTAAACCGTGGACCGAGGACGGTGTTACGTACTTCAAGCTTAGTTCTCTACAGGATTTTTTGAAGCGCAATAATTTTACGCAGTACACGCGGGGTCAGATTACCGAGCGTCTGAAGGAGATGAACAACGGGACGGAGTCGGATAAGACCTACAGGTTCCGCGACAACAACGATAACTGGAAGTCGGTGCGGGTTTGGTTTGTACCGGAGATGCATCGTGGTGAAGTGGACCTTCCAGAGGTGACGTTTGAGCCAGAGGATCCACCGTTTTGACAGACCAACACGAAACCATCCTTGGTCCACCAGGCACTGGCAAGACGCAGACCAACTCCAACCGGATACGAGAGTGCATCGAACAGGGCATCGCCCCAGACCGCATTGCTTGTGTTTCGTTTACTCGTAAGGCGGCAAAGGAAAGCCGGGAGCGCGTATGCCGCGATTGGGGCATTGATGAGAAAGACATGCCCTACTTCCAGACGCTGCATTCCATGGCGTTTCGATCCGGTGGCTACAGCTCCGATGATGTTCTGAGCGGCAAAGACATGAAGGAGATCGGTCAGGCGGTAGGCATACCCTTCGGTAGCAAGTCCGGAGGCGATACCGAGTCAGACTTCGACACGTTGAGCTTGGCCAAGGGTGACTTCTACATGAGCCGGTATCACCTGTCGCGGAGTAAGGGACTAAGCCTCGAAGAGATGCACAGGCGTCTTGGGGACTACAACGTCGATTGGCCGGAGTTGAAGCGTCTTGTCTTGGCCTACGAAGATTACAAGCGTGTTCGTAAGAAAATCGATTTCACGGACATGATTACGAACTTCATCAAGTCGGGCGATGGGCCAGACATAGAGGCTCTGTTCGTGGACGAGGCGCAGGATCTGTCTACCCTTCAGTGGTCCATGGTCAATGTTCTCCGGAAGAAGCCCCGCATACAGGTATTCACGGGCGATGATGACCAAGCCATCATGGGATTCCAAGGCGCGGATGTAGGGGCCTTTCTAAACGCAACCGAAAAGAAGACGGTCCTTGAGCAATCGTACCGGCTACCCAAGACGGTGTGGGCGGAGGCTCAGAACATCGTTAGCCGGATTGAAGGTAGAGCCCCAAAGCAGTGGCGGCCAAGGGACGAAGAGGGCAGCTACCACGTACATCAGAGCATTTGGGATGTCCCATTTGATGAGGGCGAGTGGTGCGTCATGGCGCGGACCAACCGGATCGCTTCGCATTACGCGCAAGCTTTGCGCGATGAGGGTTGGGTTTACAGCCGCAATGGTCACCCCAGCATTCCGACAAAGACATACGAGGCACTGCACGATTGGGAGCAATGGTCCAAGGGAGAGCCGCTGACGCCCACGAAGATCCGGAACGTCTACACCTTCATGGAGATGGGCCACGGCTACTCACGGGGCTTCGGAGCGCGTTCCAAGGCCCTTTTGGGATTGGACCCGGAAGCAGAGATCGGGATGTCGGAAGCGCGGGACAAGCTGGGCCTGTTATTGGATGGATCTGTGCGGTGGCATCGGGCGTTGTCCAAGATCGACCTCGATACGAAGAACTACGTCCTTAATGCGTTGAAACGAAAAGATAACGTGCGTAATCCGCGAATAAAGGTTAGTACTATACATTCTATGAAAGGCGGCGAGGCGGATAACATTCTAGTGGTTCCGGACCTATCTTATGCCGCGTACAAGGAGTATATGGGCAACCCGGCGACCGAGCATCGGGTGTACTACGTCGCGGTGACCAGAGCCAAGAAGGCGCTCCATATCATGCTGCCGGAAACAAACAGGTACTACGAGATATGAAACCCAGCGAGTTTCTTGAGACGGCAGCGGCTCTGGTAAGCGGAGACAGAGCGGAGCAGTACGGAGACTACACAGATATGCACCAAAGGGCGGCGGACCTGTGGACCGCGTACCTAGAGACAGACATATCAGCGGAACAGGTCGCCTTCTGCATGACTTTGCTGAAGGTGGCTCGAAACGAAAAGGGCAAGATAAAATCGGATAACGGTGTAGATGCTTCCGCATACACCGCTTTGTGGGCGGCGATAATGGAAAATAAAGATGCGTGAAGACTTATTTGATGAGAAGGTCTGGTTTCCGCCGGAACACCTACCGGACCTGTCCGGCGAGAAAATTATTGCCATAGACACTGAAACAAAGGATCCGCATTTAAGAGACTTGGGGCCAGGGTGGGTTAGAAACGATGGAAACCTTATAGGGATTTCTGTCGCCGCCTCTGAGTGGAGCGCCTACTTGCCGATTGCCCACGAAGGTGGGGGAAACATGGCAAAGGATCTCGTACTCAGGTGGCTCCAAGACCAATTAGACCACGGCATGTCCGTGGTGTTTCACAATGCACAGTATGACTTAGGGTGGCTGTTATCGGAAGGTATTACGGTTAAGGGTCGTATTCTGGACACAATGATTGCGGCGCCCCTGCTTGATGAGAACAGGTTCAGTTATTCTCTTAACGCTCTGGGATCCACGTACCTTGGAGAGCGCAAAGCGGAGGAGGATCTTCGAAGGGCGGCAGACCAGCATGGCGTAGATGCCAAGGCGGAAATGTGGAAGCTACCAGCCGAAAGGGTGGCGGCGTATGCGGAAATGGACGCAACGCTGACTCTCAAGCTCTGGCATGTTCTACATCAGAAGCTGATTGAGGATGACTGCGAGGAGATTCTGAAGACAGAGCTGGCGCTTCTGCCTATGATCTTTGAGATGAAACGACGTGGTGTTCGGGTGGACGTGGACAAGGCCGAGCAAACCAAGGAGTTTCTACAAAAGAAAGAGGACAAGCTGTTAAAGGAGGTCAAGGATGAAACGGATGTTCATCTCGAACCTTGGAACGCCAAAAGCCTGGCAATGGTTTTTGACAACCTTGGCCTTACGTATGAGCGAACAGCGAAGTCAGACGCGCCCAGCTTTACAAAGCATTTCCTCAAAACCCACGAACACCCCATCGCCAAGAAAATCTTGGAGATTCGTGAATACAACAAGGCGAACACCACCTTTGTTGATACGATTCTCAATCATCAGCACAATGGCCGTATCCACTGTCAGTTTAACCAGTTGCGCTCTGACGAAGGTGGAACTGTGTCAGGACGATTCTCATCGAGCAATCCGAATTTGCAGCAAGTTCCGTCCCGCCACCCAGAAATAAAGTCCTTGGTCCGTGGTCTGTTTATACCGGAGGAGGGATGCCGGTGGGGCAGCTTTGATTACAGCGCCCAAGAGCCACGGTGGATGATGCACTACGCGTCGTTAGCACCGGCCACGAGGGACAACGAGAAGGTCAAGGAGATCGCGGAACAGTACCAAAACGATGATCTGGACTTCCATCAGATTGTCGCGGACATGGCCGGCGTCAGCCGTACTCACGCCAAGACGATTAACCTGGGCATTATGTACGGCATGGGCATTGGCAAGCTGGCGGCGACCTTGGGCGATATACCGTTTGAAGAAGCCAAGCTTCTCCGCAACGAGTATGACGAGAAGGTGCCGTTCATCCGGGCTCTTGCTTCGTCAGTCATGGATGCCGCGTCCAAGCGTTGCGAAGTGCGGACGCTGTTGGGCCGCAAGTGCCGGTTCCCCATGCGGGAACTGAAAGGCTACTCCAAGGAGTACAAGAAGCCGATCCACGTGGACCGCCTCGAAGAGAGGTGGCGCGATGTTCTGGATACGCCGGTCGAAGAGCGCGACAACAATTGGGCAAGCCTGAACCCGGAACGGTATCAAGTAGCGTTCGTGTACAAGGCGCTGAATAGGCTGATACAGGCGTCGGCGGCGGACCAGACCAAGTTGGCGATGAAGGACTGCATGGACCATGGACATTGGCCCATGATTACCGTTCATGACGAACTGTGCTTTTCGATAGAGAGCGACGATCAGGTGGCCGAGATCAAGTCACTGATGGAGAACTGTGCGCCGGGTCTGACCATACCGTCCAAGGTGGACGTAGGCTTGGGCGATAACTGGGGCGAAGCGAAGTGACTAAAGAGGCATTTTGAATCCGAGTCTAACTCTGGATTCTTCAGGGTTTCTAGATCCAGATAAAGATACAATACCTCTTTCAACCGGAACATTAAGCGAGCCGCCATATGAGGTTCTATCAGGACGCCCCTCATTTAACTGCCTAGATGCTTCGAGGTTGAGAAGTGCGTCCTGTATCGGAAGGCCTTTAATTGAACCCTTAAACATTCTGTCGAACTTGTTTGGTTCTTTATATTCAACGTCCACGGTAGGGCCATCAAACAGTACAGCCTGCCCACCTATGCCTCGCCTGCGGTCAGACATAGATTGCTCTTGGCCGTATATGTTCCTGAAAGATTGCCGCGTTTGACCAAAGCTTGCTCTTGCTTGCGTTGGTCGAAGAACGTTTTCCATAAACTCAGGGACGGCACCGGGCGGAAAGAATGCTGTGATGCCCACATTGTAGGACTTTGATTCTTGTTGTTGATTTTGTAAGCGAAAGAAGTCGATGGCTTCTTGAGGAATGCCCATTGCTTGTGGGGTAACTTCAACGGATGATTGGCCATAGTTTCCGAAAAGTCTAAGCAAATCCCCCTGTCCGCCAAGTATGCCTGCGGATATGGGTATGCCTTTCTGCGGTGTCTGCACGGAAAACTGACGGACATCAACGCCGGGTACAGACTGATTGCGTTTATATCCGCCAAGATCTTGATACGGTTCAGCCATCTAACGCGCTCCAAGTTCGGCCATCAAAGACACGCGCAGACTTTCGATTCTCTTTAGCAATCGTGTAGCTGCAATGCACCCAGCCGGAGTCAGGAACACCTTCCTTGTAGAACTCCAGTATGAGCTGGTCGAACTCGCAGTTGTCCTTGACCCATAGTGCGACTTCCTTATTCGGGATGCCCGGCACTTCAAAGTCTACCGCTTCGCCCTTTACATGCTGCGATTTGTCGGACGATCCAATCTTTCGGTTCAGTTCCAAGCTACGGAAGCCGCTGTTCGGGACGAACGGAATGCCGTAGTGGTTGCGAACAGGCTCAAGAATCCGGTCACAGACCATAATCAGGTTCTCAACTTCCATGTCCCCTGGTTCATTGTCGATGCCGTGCCGTGTGGCGGTATCGGATCTCGTGAGTTCACTCAGGGTAAAGTGGTCGGAAAGCTTCATTAGGGTCGTCCTGTCATGAGCTTGTTAATTTCTTGCTGTCGTAGAGGATTCATTTCTTGCGCCGCTTGTGCCGCAGCCGGAATCTGCTGCTGAATATCCTGAACAACGGGACGCACTGCCTCTATGCCTTGAGACACTGTCTCGCCTATTTCTCGACGCGTGTCCGAATCAAGCGACCCTGAAGCGTATGTGGAGCTTATCAGACGAAGCTCTTTGCCAATAACGTCATTAACCTGACGCCGGAACACGCTCAGATTACCAAGCTGCTTCTTTGCTTCTGCCGTAGCTTGCTGTCGGGTCAGTGTCACGCCATCTGCTTTAGCCTTGGCCATAAGATCATCAGCCAAAGCTCTTATACCTTTCTTCAGTTCTCCAGCCCTGATGTTTGGACGTGTCAGCAAATTAAGAAAGGTTTTGTTTCGCAATATCCTAGAACTGAGGAATATACCAGCAACGGAAGGAATCGTTGCCGCAGGGTTGGCGATCAAAGCAACACCCAAACCGGCGACATACGTGGGGGCGGCTAGACCACCTTTGCCCTTGAGTGCCTGATCACCAACTGGAATCTTGGTCAGCTTCACCAAGTCTCGAACAACATCCTGCCCAAGAACCTTCGACAAAGAGCCTCTTTGATTAAGGTTGGTGATGGACGCTGCCATGGCATCTCTCCAAGCACCGGAGGCCACAGCTTCCTCTGTAATCCCTTTTGGAAACGCTTCTCGGATAATCCGAGACATCATGGCGTCCTTCAGTCCAAAGGGCTCGTCTAAGTTATACGAAGGGACTTTGTTGATAAGCTCGTCTACAAGCTTTGGATCTTTTACTGCCGCTTGAACCAGCGCATCGGCATCGTCTATCCGCCCTGTTTTCACAGCGTTAAACAATGCGCTAGAACTTTGCGCCTGCGCTTCGGCCACATCCGCCTGCAAACTTTGCACAATGTTACGCATGTTTGGGTTTGTAATAGACGATGGAGCAACAGACCCAAACCGGAATCCACCCCTCACCGGATCAGGTGCCACCAGTGCAAAATCTTTTAAAACACCGTTAAGTCTTCTAGCTTCTGCTTGGCCAAACAAAGCATCTTGAACTTCCTTACCCAAGCTATCAAACGATCTACGAAATGCTGCGGGGTCGAAAACGCCCAAGTCATTTGCTTGTTGAACCGTGCTTTTTATCCAGGTGCTTGCCAACGCTTGTCGAGCGACATCCCTGTGTGCCGTCCCAGCCGCTGCGGCTGTGGCATCGTCGGCATGAAGCTGAAACGTGTCTGCAAGCTCTCCAAGAACACGCTGACGATACGGATCGTTCTGTGGCAGTGATTCGATAAATTTCGGAGGACGAAAACCAAGCCCAATCTTGGACAAGGCTTTTTGTGCGGCGGAGCCTCCGCCAGCCAACTCAGGAAAATTTGCCCCAAGAAGACGATTAACTTCTGTTATGTTCCCTTGACGTGCAGCATTGGCCATCGCATTCCACTGAGTTTCTGGAATGCTCTGCATTGCGCCGCGCACTGTTGCGTTCGGTGTAACACCTTTTAGATAGTTAAGAAGAAGTTGCGGTTTACCCGGCTGCACTACAGCCTCAACAACAGAACTGAGGTCGGCAAAGTAGCCTTCCTTGATGTTCTGGTTGAGCATGTTCATAGCGCCGGTTTTGAATATCTCCGCGCCATCTTTGTAGTGTTTCTGAGCGTCTTTAAACTTCACCAAGCCATTGGCAAGTTGTTTTGCAAACGCGGCTGCATCCGTGTCCGTAAGAAATTGTCTTCCGGATATATCAAATCCTAATTGAGCCCCTTCCGGAGAAGTTGGAGCGGCCTTACCTATTTGCTGATAAGTTAACTGGCCATTCTCGGCAAGAACTTTAAGTTCGTTAATTTTCAACTCAGCAGTGTTAAACATGTCATCGAGCTTGTCGGACAGACCCTTCAACTGATTGTCTGTAACGTCTCCAACCAGACTTCCGCTACGAGAGTTTTGAACCGCTGATCGAAGAGCCTGAAGCTCGCCTAGAGTATAATCATCTGTCTTGTTAAGGATGTACTGATACACAGGGTTATTAGCCAGACCCTGCTCTGCCGCCAGTGGGGCTTTCAGTTGAGCATTAACGGTTTGTATCAAATCATCTGCGTTAAACAGACGGACATCGTCCATTAAATTAGAAGCGTTGTCGTACAGTTCCTTGTTATTGTTCTGCCAAAGACGAACCATGCGCGTCATCTCATTCTGGAACGCGGCAGCAGTCTCGTCCCCAGTTGTGTAAACCTGTTTCAACAGATTCATCTCTTGCTCAATAACGTCACGAAGCTGCTGATTAGCCAGCTTAACAGCCTCGTCAGGATCCTTCATCGCGCCACTTATCAAGCGCGAAACGTCTTTTACGTTTTGATCAAGCGCGGCTCCGAAAGCCTCATCACTAAGCTCACCGCTTTTGTATTTCTGAATAAGGTCTTGCACGTACTTGCGATTAGCGCGTGCGGCTTTCTTGTTCGGGAAGATAGATTCCTGAATAGCCTGTATACGACCAAGAACGGATTTGCCGGTTGCTTCTTGGATCGTGGGCCGTGCGCCACCTTTTATGGCCTCTCTAGTCTGCGTTCTTTGCATCTGAACCGCTGCCGCTTTCGCTGCGGATGCAGAAAGGCCTTGATCCATAAGATCAGAAATAACTTGCGCGTCCGGATTACCAGGACCTCGAATGAGTTTACCAACAGTTCGTATTGCACCACCAACGATAAGATTACCGCCAGCGTTATACGCGGCTGCTGTCGCCACATCGCCGTAGATTTCATCAGGAGTTTGCCGCTGCGTTCCCTGCACGTACTCCTGAAGTTCATCAAACCCTTTACCAGCGCCAGCGCCCAGACCTATTAAAATAGAGGCTGGCAGCAAACCAACGCCAGTTGTTGCCAGCGCCGCTGCCGTTCCACCAATAAGCTCGCCTCGATATCGACCTCCAAACTCAACAATGTCGGGCATGTCGAAAAGGCCTAAGAAGCCTCCGCCCGGCTTGTTGAACCACATGAGCCCACCTTCATCAGGCAAGTTCTGCCGGGCTTTTACCTCTGGCGAAATGTTATCTAGGTTCAGAAGATATCGGCCACGGTTGTCCTTGACAAAAGAGTCTGGGCCATAGACCCGAGTCAGGAACTCTTCTTGTTCTTGAGCGGTGTCCCTTTTACCAAACTCATAGCGAACACCAGAGTCGGTAACCTGTCCCTCAACCGTGGGGGCGATGTCGGATACCTCGTCAGTGGATTCCTGTGCTTGATAGTAAGCTTTTAATTCACTGTAAGGTGTTGTAGCGGGGTCTGGAGGTCCAGATGGAGCCGGAGCGTCATCAGAAAAAAACGTCTGTTGTATTAACAGTTCTTCCTCTTCTGTGGGAGCATCGCCCTCAATTTCAACCTTCTTGATGCCATCGGGCGTTTCTACGCTAATAATAGCCATTGCCGCTACCTCGCTGGAACACGTCGATAAACACCATCTTTAAACTCGTAGGTAAAAACGGGTTTTGCTGTTCGGCCTTCTAAGACAGCTCTCGTTTTTTGAGCGTAAGGATCAATCTCTTTGGTAATAGGATCAAAATAAGATGAGGTAAACGGCCCAGGAGAAACAAATATCCCAGAGCCCCTAGCGTCCTGAAAGGCTTGTTCCGCTGAGTTTATGCGAGACAAGACACGATCATAGTCCGCTAAACCTTCTTTTTGCCTGTCTCGGAACTTACCAATGGCTCCTTCAAGCTGCTGCCCTAACGTTTCGTCGTTCACCGTTGTAAAACTAAATACCCCGTTTTCCAAGAAACCAGAATTTACATAAGCATCTGCCAAGAATTGAACGTCTCGGTTTGAAATTGAGTTCGCAGTTTGAGTAGAACCAAGACTGATCGGTATCAAGGCTTGGAAAGCACGACGAATTTCTTCTCTAGCTTCTGACAGGTTTTTGTATTTTTGTCCCAGTAGATCTTGTTTACCAGCAGCAGCAAAAGCCTGACGGATTAATTCTTTGCCGGCGGCTCCAAAGCCTGTAACGCCCCCTGCTGCAACCCTAGCTTTAACTTGAGAAAGAAGCTGGATTCCGCTCTCGCCGCTAACAAAAGACTCTCGAGCCTTGCCCAAACTATCTCTAAGATCCTTGGCTTCCGTAGCAGTGATACGCATTGACTTTGCGTTTTCACTAAGCAACGTCCGTAACCTTACCGTCGCATCATTTGCCGCTTTGACCTTTGCGGACATAATTTTTTCGCCGACAAGATTATCAGGAAGTTTGCCATCGTTTGCTATAATTTCATCCATTCCAACAGAAACGGCTTTAGGATTCTTCGGATCGGTCATGTCGTACATGATAATCCGGTTCCTTTCATCAGCACGATCTTGTGCGACATCCTTGGCTATCGCGCCTAAAGCGTAGTTAGCGGCGGACAAGTCAACTTGCCGGTCGTAGGCGCGTTTCTCTTTTTCGTCCTTAGCGAACTCTGCGCCCAGCCCTTTAAGACCATTTGCGATGTTTTCAATCGCGTTGGGGCTTTGCCCAGCCATCACGCGTAGACCAGCTTCAATAAACCGATATCCCTTTTCTTCTTCCGACACACCATCGTATTCGGGCATGGCTTTCATAAAATCTTTTTTATAATCCTCAATAGTCTTCTCAGCTTCCGGCTTCGTCATGGGTTTATCGAAAGCTTTGGCCACCTGTGCGGGGGCGGAAGTGTCAGGCGTTGTCTCGCCCGTTGCCGAAGGCGCTGTGTCTACGGTAGCGGCGGTTTGTCCTTGGGCGATGTCCGGAACGGGAGGCTTCTCTTTGGGACGTGGTACTGTGGCTTCTTCCTCTTCGCTTATAGGAACTAAGCCCTCAAAGTCGCTTTCCGGACTTGTGGGAACCAAGCCCGGAAAGTCGCTTTCTACAGATCTGCCGACGTTTACAGGAGGTCCCACGTCCGCTGACTGAAAGACCTCGTCTTTGAAAGCTTGCGAGAAGCCGGAGTCCGCAGAAAGATCTTGAGCAAACTTCATTTGAGCCTCTGGACCTTGGCTCATAGCAACACGGTACTCATCAATCTTCTTGTTCAGCTCCTCTCGATAGAACTCACCTTCATCACCAGGCATCACGATATCGCCGGGCTGCTGCGGTGCGGGAAATCCTTCGTCTGAAACTGCGTCCACTTGTCCACGATTGACATCTGCCATGGCGGCTGCGTAACCGGCCTCTTGCTGCTTGGCGTATTGATCGGCAACCGCTTCCATAAACTCTTGCTGAGATCCTGTTTTCCCGATCAGGTTAGCCCCAATCTCCAATATGTCCCGTTCGATATTGGGATTCTGTTGTTTCAATTCAGGGGAAATACGAGACAGTATTTCTGTAAGGCCATATCGCTCGTTCAAGCTTCGACCGGAAGCCTCCTCTTCCTCGCTGAAGAGATATGATAAGATGTTTTTTTGACCACGGAATCGTGCGCCTAAGAAAGAGTCAACAACGTTGCCGATTGTTTCTCCCACTTCTGCGGCGCCTTCCAAAGCTGTCCCTGCTCGACCCGGAATCATGCCCACCATCCTACGTGTAAACGACGGTTCATCCGAGTAAAGCTCTCCCGGGCCTTTTCCAATGCCGATTTGATCCAATAGACCGGCGGCTCTTTCGGGAGGAAACAGTGTCTGAAGGTTTTCAGAACGAGTTCTCTGAGCGCGTGTGACGGCAGTGGCCGGATCATACTGAACACCACCCCGTTGAAACTTGGCCACACCACCCTGGGCCATGGACAGTGTATCACCGCCATAGGGGTTGTTAGCATCGCTAGCGATAGCATCGACCAAGGGCTGGGACGAGGCCATAATGCCTTGCGCCTCTCGCGGGAGGCCCATCTGCTGCGGCATCAGGTCCATATACGTCGGCTGCGGCATAGGGGTCGCCAGACCCCCGCCCATGAACATCTTCCTATTTGCGATAGCCGATAGTATCGGACGACGACGCTCAATCATCAGCTGCTCCCAAACAGATCGCCAAACGGGTTACCCAAAGCTTTGTTTGCGCCGAAGCCAACTATACCAGCGCCAATGGCCTGTGACAGCGGACTTGGCGACGGCGCGACTTGCGTTCCAATCGTAGAGGATGCCGAGCCAATCTGCGGTTTGAAGATGTCGCTCATAAAGCTGACTCGCTGGAAGGGCTCATAGGACTGCTGTAGCTGTGACTGTCGAGCGGCGTCAAGCTCTCTTTGAGCCTGCGTCTGCTGCGCGGCTCCGAGTTGTGACAACAACTGCGACTGCTGGCCAATCAGGCTCTGCCCGGCTCCAGCGATATTTGCTTGGGTAGTACCAATGCCAGCGATGCCTGCGCCCAATCGAGCGGCTTCCTGAGTGGTGGTGCTACCAAGACCACCAAGAAGCTGCGCTACGCCCTGCTGGCGGCGCTGCTGGTTCTCAAAAGCTGTCTGCGCCGCATTTTGCGCTTGATTGAAGTTGCGGCTCAGATCCTCAAAGATTCGACGGCTTTGAATGTCCGCAAGGTTTCTGTCCAGTTCCGCTTCCGCAATACCTTGACGGCTACCACCAAAAGCGCCAGCACCCACGGCCTGCGCGGCCAGTTGATTGCGCTGCATATCCGCCTGACGCCGCATCTCTGCCAAGGCGTCTTGGGTAACAGCCTGCTGATACGGGTCCATAAACGCCGCTGCGCTTGTCGGATCGTAAGCCTGCGCGGTGCCAAGAGCCTGCTGCTGCGCCTGCGTAAACAGTTCGGGTGACATCGCCGCCCGTTGCTGTAGCGTGGCAAGCCCTGTTCCAAGCGTGTCTGCGCCTGTTTGCAGAAAAGGCATAAACTGGCCAATGCCTTGACCAGTTGTAATTGCTTGCTGCGTTAGCGGATCAAGAGCCGCTACCTGAATGTCCGGAATCTCTACAGGCGTCTCGCCTCGAGCAAATCCGGCTTCCAGTATTCTTTTCTGGAAATCCTCTAGAAACGGGGCTTGGCGAACGATTTGTTCTGTTATGGTAGCCATCAGACCATTCCCCGCTCAAATCGATTCATCATATCGTACATTCGAGCGGCGCCCAGATCGCGATCACCGTTACCAGCATTACGCACAGCCTTGGCAGTCATGACAAACTCGCCATCAGACAGCATCGCGGGAATACTGTCAGAGGTTCCCGTACCAGGACCAACGATTTCACCTCCGCCAGCGGCTATGACGGGAAGACCCATACCGGGTCCTATCGGACCGCTATAGGTGGGGATACTGGCCACACCTCCAGTAACCGGAGCCACATTTCCTGTAATCCCACTTAATGGATTAGCGCCAAAGCTGCTGGCCAACTGCGATGCGCTGTAAGCTGGCTTGCCGTACCACTGTTCAAATTTAGCCAAAGCCTCCGGCGAGTTCTTATCTTGAATCGCCTGCCACTCGTCGTAAGCGACTCTGCGCGGGTTGTTGGCGTCCAGTTGTGCCATCAGCTCCGCTTGCGTTTCAACTTCCGGAGTCATGAAGTATGCAGCACCGGCCAAGGCGGCAGGGACAGCAAGCTGTCCAGCTGCTTTACCTAATGTTTCGGCACCGGGGCCTGTATACCCAAGGAAACTTGCCTCTGGTTTAGCTTGAGATACGGCTTGGAATCCTTTCGGTATGCTCCGAGTAACTTCCTGATCACCAAAGAAGAGCCTATTGCCTTCCTGCCTGACACCTGGCGGCAAATTAGATCCTGTGCCGGTGGCCGGCCCAGCAGATCTTATAGCCGCTTGCATTTTAGCTTGATAATCAGGTGCTAATACATTTGAACCGGAAGCATCCGTAGTTAAGGCACCTACATCGCGTAATTGATTGGCTTGATCAGCCGTAAACTGCATAGGCTGACCTGTTTGAGGATCTCTAACAAAGACATCTCGGCCCTGCGAAGAAACGTTACGGATGTTCTGAGTATCTCCAGCACGCAGCGGATCAAAGCCGCTTGATGTAGTGTCTTTGAAATAGTCGTAGCGACCTGTCACCGGATCAATTCCGGTTCGGGCCAATTCCGCTCCAGACTTGTAGCTGGGGAACAAGCCAACATCGCCTTGAGCAAACTTGCCCGCAGGATCGACAGACTGACTAAAGAACGTGCCTGTGCCTCGAGGACCAAAGATGCCTTGAGCAAGAGGGTTCTGGGCTCCGGAAGAGAACAAATTGCTGGCTGCGCTAAAGGGTGTGGTAAGACCTCTGCCAAGTCCTTCAGCAAAGCGACCACCAAACGTAGATCCGGCCTCCGCCGCCCCTAAACCAAATGCATTGCCGACACTTGTCCCTTGCAGCGCGCTACCTATTCCAGAAGTAAGGGCGCTACCAGCGTAACTAAGGGCGGCTGATTTCAGCGCGTCTCCCCATGATCCGCCTTGAAGCTTTGTAACAAGTCCTGATGCGATGATGCCGCCGATACCCGGCGCGATTATGTTGCCGATAATAGGCGCAGCAATCGGCGCGATCTTCTTTACGACCCTTTTGATTGCCCGAAAGACTTTCTTGAAAAAGAACTCCGGCTGACCCGTTATCGGGTTGATTGAGTTGAGTTCGCTGCCCACCACATAACGATTTGGGTCTTCAATACCCATCATCGTCATTTGCTTGAACAGGTCTTCTTTCAAACCAGGGTTGGCATCCAGCACTTCTCGGGGGACAACCGTCTCACCCTCTGCCGCATGAACCATGTAGTTGTCGCCGTAGCGACCGAGTGTTGCCAAGCCGTTTGCTAATGCTTCAGCCGTGGGCTCACCAGAATATTTAGGGGACGTATCAACCAACATTAGGATATCTCCAGAACACTAGCGAAGACGTTAATCTTCGACGCTGTATCGCAATTCATTATAAGCGCATCGCCGGCCTCCAACGCGAAAGGGCCAGCGAGAGACGTGTCTGCGAGAGTTCCGATGGTGTTCTTTTCAAGAATCACCGTAGTAGAGGCAGAACTATCGGTTATCTTAGGGAATACAACGACATCCCCAGTGTGACTATTATACAGATTTATGTTTTTTACAATGGCTTCTGTCGCTGCGGGACAGGTATAAACCGTAACATCCCCCGTAGAGCCCACCACAGTAGCTATGTTTTTATACGCAGAAGCCATCAGTCCATAAACCAGTTAATGCCATTCGTGTCGTCTTCTCCGCTGATTACAGCCGGAAATTCCATTTTTGTAAGCGCCATTTCAATATCGCGCATGATCCGGACAAACGTATCCGCATCGTACTCATCAGGGGCCAAGGGCATGGCGTGATCTAGAAGTTTCGCCATTACCGCCTCCCATCCGGGCGAAGACCCAGACGCAAATCGCCCAAAGTCCACGTTATATCGGTCGTATCGCTTTCGATACGCAACGCAATCTGACGCGACCGGCTACGCAGAAAAGCCTGCTGCGTGCTGGATTTGACCGCGTTAGTCGAGTTGATTGTTAACGGGTCACCAGGGTAATTCCGCGCTTTTAGTATGTAGTTAACAGAGGCGTCCGCATCCGAGCTGGTAATGTCGATGTCTGGAATAAGCCGATCCACGAACATAAACTGTTCGCCATCACCAAGGTCAAAGTCAGCAGACTCAATAAACGAGGTCATCGGTGATCCGTCGTCGTCATCACCGCTTTCGTGGACGTACACAAAATTCGTACCGCTGGCCGTGCCACATGCCCTTGGATTATCGTGAATGCCATAATCCACCCAAGCGGTCCGCGACAGCGTACCCAAGTCCCAAGTGTTTTCTGTAAAGTTGAACTTTACATAGCGGTCTATCTCTGTTGCATCCGCACTCGGATAGAACCAGAACACCTCGTCAAACATCTTGTTGGACGCCGCAAAGCACTTGAAGCTCTGTTCGAGGTTGATGTCATCGAACACGTATCGAAGCAGCGTACACGGAATGGTCTGCACACGGCCCGTGTACACATAGAAGTTTTCACGATCCATCCAGAACACCTTGTCGCCTACCGTGGCTACGGCGTTCGGGCCTAGAATCGATATGTTGTTCGACAACATGCTAAACCCAAAGGTGAACGGAGGACCTGTAAACCGCATGGAATGAAGCGACGTGTCCGTAAAGATAAGCATCTCTTGGCGCGTCTTCTGAGCCGAAATGATCTCGGAGCCTGACGAAATGCGCTGTGATCCGGCAGTGTTCGTAGCCGTAGGCGTCCAATCAAATGGATTCTCTTGATCGGACCAGCGCACCATAAGCAAATCTTGGTCCGTCTCTCCTTGCGGGTTACAGCCGAAACAAACCACGTGCCTGTCGGTGGTTGAGGTCATTAGCCTGCGGGTTATGGTTGGCGCATCGGAAGCGCCAGACTGCGAGGAAAACGTCGAAGCCCGGTTACCAAGGCCAAGCGTCTTGTCCCAGTAGAACAGGTTTCCGTCGAAGACGTTGAACATCAGGTCTTCGCCCCAGTTATCCTGAGACCAGAGACGAATGTTAGAGCCCGTTTCGGCGGCGGTGGCTGATTCTTCGCCCCATCCAACAAAGTCGTTTGCTTCTTTGACCACCACGCCGTCATCGTGAGCCGCCGCAGTGGTGCCCCTCGCGCCTCGAGCAACGCCTGCGTTTATCGTGTTCGTAGACTTGCCGGTGTACTGGATAAGCTCGTCTTCTATCAGCATGAGGCCGACAAACGTAACCGTATCGCCACTGGATGAACTTGCAGCAGTGGTGCCGTCATCGCCTCGCGTCAGATCAGCAAACACGTTCCCTACATTGGTTCCGTAACGAATGTTCTCGCTACCAATCTTGATAGTCCCCTTGGCAGGGAAGCTAGAAGAATCGGCCACGGATATCGTTGTGCTTGCCGCAGTGAGGTTTGCAGACGTTGTTGTGGATGCCGTTTCAAAATCGGACGCGCTAGTCAGCGTGAACGAAGTGTCCGAGTCGCTGATGCCACCAGCATCATTGAGCGTGGTCTGAGGGTAACCCGTGCTGTAACCACCCCACGTTCCTGCCCCCCAGCCGTTGCCGGAAACAACAGTGCCTAGACCCGTATTGATCTGGTACGTTGCCACAACGGCAGATCCACCGCCAGCCGTGTTGCCAGAGGACGCCGTGCCAGCGGTCGTTATCGTGTACGAGTTTGAGTCAATGACCGTGACTTCGTGTTCCGTGTTTAATTGAGTCGCACTAATTCCATCCGTAGCCGTTGCGCCACTAATTGTTACAAAGTCGCCGGTAACAGCTCCATGGCCAGGTGCCGTGACAGTCACCACGGCGCTGCCAGAAGCTCCGGTTTTCAAAGGGTCTGATCCAAGCGTGGTGATTGCTCGAATAGGCGTGACATCGTTGTAGCCACCGCCCTCTTCAATATAAAACTTGGTTTCCGTGCCAAGGCCCATGTACTTGGAACCGCTCAACGCGGCCCATACGTGCAGCGAACGGCCAGTGCCTTCAATCGTGTTACTGCTAAGACGCGACCAGCCGCCCATCTTTTCGGGACGGCCTTTTCGGAACCGTATCAGGTCCGAATCAAACCAGCCGTTTTCGTCTCCGTAAGACGTAGTCTCACGATTTACGCCAGGGCGAAACTGTATCTTCGACAGAGGCATTTAGTCACCCAGTTCAGGCCAATCATAAAGAACGCCAGACTTATTCCCTTCAGCGTCATAGCTGACAAACAGTGCAGCCATTGCGTCTGTATCCGCCGCGTTGTCGATAGCCGTCTCCATCTCCGTAGCCTTGGTGCGGATTGCATCTCGGTACGTCTGGATGTTGGCTGGAACAGCGGTATTGTTATCAGCCTTACGGACGATGGCCCAATCTGTCTCAGCCAGAAGAGATGCCTGTTGCGCCTTTACTTCAGCCTTTAGCTGAGAGCGGACGCCCGGTTCCATGATCTGGTTGCCGTCTTCATCGTTTACCGCATTCCCGTCGCTATCCACCAAACCCACATCGGTCAGTCTTTTAGCTGTCTTAGAGATAGTCACACCATCCGTCTGGTATCCCCAAGTGTACAGGCGCGAGTCCGGCGGCGTCTCAGGAGTAACTTCCGTTAGCCCCGCCGCTGCCTTCTCATCCGCTGACCAGATATGCCAATTTCTAGGGTGCGTGATGCCGTTGTCGTCGGTCCACGAACGACCTTCTCTAATTGTCTTGCTGCCATATTTCCACATAACCTATCTCCTATCGGGCGGTCGCTGTTTTGAACGGTGATTCGGCGACGGCCATGAAGATGTAAGTGCTGCCGGAGCCATTTGTTTCTGTATCGTTGCCTCTAATCTTAAATCCATTTGACAGAAAATCGATGTGCTGTGCTACACCGCTGCTTTCTGCCCCACTCGAATTGGCTGCTAACGTCAGGCCGTTGACGTTGTATGGTCCTCTTTTGTTATCCCACATTTTCCAATCACCAGCAGCGTTAGTGCGCTTGGTCATCACAAAAGCAGGTGCGAATCCATTTGTGTACACAAATGGACCATCTGTCGAACCATTGCCCGTGTAGCCTCCGACGGAACTAAAATTTTCCACTTCTGCGAAACAATATACAACGTAGTCTCGTCCCGTTGCATTAACTTGAGTTTCATTTCCTAAAGTAAAAACTGAACTTGTCGGAGCAGTGTCATTCCATCGATTACTAACCGTAAAGGCACCGTCAGTTGTAAAAAACAAAAACTTTGTTGGTCCTAACTCTTCGTGATAAATACACCAGTTTTCTCCAACATCCCTATCTTTAAGGATCATCATCTTAGGAACTGCACCAAGGCCATGGCCTACAGTTGCTCCTGATGTAGAGTTGCCAACGTAAGTAACTATACTAAAATTACTGGTATTATTAGTTGACACCGTTGACGTGATGCTGCCATCAGTATTGCTGCTGCCGCTGCCGTTGGCTTTCCACTGCCATGCAACCATAGAGTTGCCGCTGGTATTTACTTCGCCCCTGTTTCCAACAGTAAAACCATCCGAATCAAAACTAACTAGACCTTCAGTAACAGTTGCCTCTGCGCCAACAGTAGACGAAAAGATTACTTTTGTAGCACCTCTTACAGCATCGTAAAGATCATGTTCATTACCACCAGTTGTTCTATTTTTGATCCAAGCAAAGTCAGGTTGGAACGTACTATTCCCAGATTGGTTTACTTCAAGACCACCGGAGCCAATAGCTGTTCCATTGCCTGTGTATACTGTCGTCTGAAAATGCGCCGA